ACCTCTGTCAGATCGATTTCCCAGAGCACCACGCTGGCCGACTGCTCCGCACGGGTGCATTCATTCAGTGTTTCCTGTCGGATATTCTGCATCAGTTCACCACCTGTTCAAACTCTGCGCTGAACTCAACACGCAACATACTGACCCGCGACGACCATTTTGCGCAGGTCACCTTTATCTGCCGGTAGCCATAAGGCGGCGTCCACAGAAAGGCCTTCCAGCCCCCGTGCTCAGCCAGAAACGATTCCAGTGCCGTGGCCTCCTCGCGGGGAACAGAAAGCGTCACGCTGTACGTTTTCAGGTCAGCGTTCAGCCCGGCAGGCGCACGCTGAGAATAGCCATCACCAAAGCGCACCTTTATTACGGAAGGGGCCGAAGCCACATCCATACCGGGTTTCACTTTCCAGCGGAAGGTTTTCATCGTCCACCTCCGGAGAACAGACCACCATCACGGGACTGCTGTTGCATAAAGTCCGCTGCTGCTTTTTTCCCGAGGTCATAAACCACCTTCAGGGCAGCCGGACCTATCTGCCCGTTCGTGCCATCGTTATTGATCTCGATGTTGTACTGCGGGGCAAACATCGCCATACCTGAACCACCAATATCCGCCACAACCCCCAGCTTACCGTCAGCACCACGACGCAGAGGCAGAATGGCTTCAGGCCCAGCTTCCCCCATCACACCTGCACCTTTTGCAAAAGCAAAAAACGTCGGACGGTTAACCACCGTGCCACTGTAGCGACTCAAATCAGCAGACTGATAAACACCACCATCAGCATTGGGCGTCACACTGGCAGTTGCTGCACTCCCCCAGCCAAACGCCGAACCAATCCCCTTAACTGCCTGCATCATGGACATCTGAGCCATGATTTTTGCCAGATCAGAAAGGAGCGAGGCGGTAAAAGATTTGAAGTTCAGTTTTCCGGTGGTACAGAATGTTGCCAGTGCATTACCTGCACTGTTAAATGCCGCTGTAAGCATCTGCTCCGCAGTGCCTGCCGCATTATCCGCATCTGCCGTAAAATTCTGAAACGCCCGCATGGCACCGTTTTTCCAGTTACCCTGAGCAATTTCAAGCTGTTGCCAGTAACGGCGATTCTCATTCAGTTGCCTGTTCAGGCTCTCCGTCAGCGCCTGCTCGGCCTTTCTGTAGTCATCCGTGTTATATGTCCCTTTCTGCTCACTATCCCGCCTCAACTGCTCCAGCTGTTGCTGGTATTTCTGGCGAAGGCTCAGTTGTACCTGATATCGCTGCCGCTGCTGATCACCCATACCCACCGTGGCGATATCCAGGTCATGTTGCTGACGCTGAGCGCGCTCTTCTTCAGCCAGTTGACTGGTCAGCTGAATTGTTTTTTTCTTCAGCTCGTTGAGTGCCGTCTGTTTCTGAAGCTCCTGCTGTTTTACATCCAGCAGCGTCAGTGCCTGAATCAGTTCATCTTTACGGGCCAGCACACTCTTTTCATCTGCCGTCAGTTTTTTCCCGTCCAGGTCGCTGATGCGCTGCTGCAGAGCCAGAAGCTGTTTATGCGCTTCTGTCATCCTGTCAGTGGCAATGCCTGCTGACTGTCTGGCAGCAGCAATCTGCCCTTCCACCTGTGCCTGTTGCTGGCTGTACTGCAGCAATAACCGGGTGGCCTCATCATTACGGGTTTCGCGTGTTTTTTTCTTACCGGATGCCAGGGCTTTCTCGTAACGTTCATTTTCACGTTGTATCGCCGCATCCCTGACAGCCTGATCGGCGTACTGCATGGCATTAATACGCGCAATTTCACGCTGATGTCGTGCTGCTTCCGTTTCATTCATCCGGTTCAGTGCAGCATTTTCAGCATTACGGCGTTTCTGTTGCTCCTGATAATTCCGCTCTGCCTGCTCTTTTGCATCCTGCAAATCCTTCTGGCGTTTTTTCTCCTGAAGCTCGTTAAGACGCTGCTGATCGTATTCAACCTGAGAAGATGATGCCGTCCAGGGGAGTCTTTTCGCCCGCGATACTTTCTCCTGCAAAGTGGCAATCTGCGCATCCAGCGAATCTTCACGACCAATATTCATGGCCGCATCCCAGAACTGCTTCCACCAGTCAGACAAGGTTTGCAGCGTACTACCCAGCGCATTGAGGTTATTATCAATATCCGCAGTACGCCGACCGGTTTCCTCTGCCAGTGCAGACATGGCTATCCGTGCCGCATCACTGGACCGCCCCTGCTCTCCAAGGACGCGTATCTGCTCAAGCTGAGTGGCAGTAAGAAAATGCAGCTCATTGTCCAGAGCCTTCGCGGCATTTACAGGATCATCCTTCAGCCGCTTAAACTGATTTATGGTATCGCTGACCGACTGGCCAACCGATCGCTCCATCTGTGCGGCAGCTCTCGCCACCATACCGATATCGTTTCCACGAAATGCACCACTCCCCACCACCTGAGCCAGCGCACCGGCTGCAGCATGTTGCGTGATACCATTCCCGGAAATAGCACGACTGAGCGTCCACAGCTGCCCGGCAGTGACTCCGGCATAATGCCCCGTCAGCGACAGCTGGCGGTTAAATTCTTCCCCCTCCTTCTGACCGTCATACCAGGCTTTACCCAGACCATAGACGGCCGCGGTAATACCGCCAATAACCGCTCCTGGCATCATGCCTTTCGGTGACATCAGTGTGTCTATCCATCCGGCACGGTTAGCCAGCGTTATCCCGGATCCCCTCAGCGCCCCTAAATTGCCGCGGACCAGTTCACCTATCAGAACGCCTATCTCCTGGCGGGCCGCTGCACTTTTCAGACTCAGCGAATGCGTGGCTTTTCCTGCCCGCTCCATTTTGCGGATATACACTTCTGCAGCACTGCTTACCCCCAGCTGGGCAGCCTTAGCACGAAGCAACTCAGAAGAAGAAAGATTCTGGCGGATTGCCTGCTCTTTAAGCTGACGGATAAACGCCACTTTCTGTCGGGTAGCCTCTTCCTCAGCCTGTGTAAGAACACGGGTTTTCGCCGTAACCTCAGAAATCAGCGCCAGATAATCCTGCTGACCAATCCCGCCACTGTTTCTGGCCTGTCGGATCTGCTGCTGAATACGCTGTAATTCCTGCAGCCCCGCACTGACCTGTTTCACACTGTCAATCTGACGATAAAACGCGGCAGCCGCTTTATCCTGAGCCTCCGCCAGAGCCATGGCCTGCGCCTGTTCCTCGCGCATTTTCTGGCTCAGTACCTCCATACGCTGGCGGGTTTGCTCCACCTCGCGGGCCATGCGTTCATGAGCCTGTGCGCTCTTCTCCACCGTCTGCGCATGGACGGATGCGGCTGTTGCAGCCGAAGAAGCCGCCTGCATTGTCTGCCGGGCGGCCTGAGTCTGACGCTCCATAAAACGCTGCATACGGGCAGAAGACCGTTCTGCATCGCTGGCTGCACCATTCAGAAGGTTTTTGATACGGGGAATTTCATTTTTAAACTCTGCCGCATCAATCCCCAAATCAATGACCAGGTTGGCTATCTGGTCCATAACGCACACCTCCGGAAATACTTTCCCCAAGATGCATCAGTTCTTCGTCCGTTCGCTCCGGTATCCCGTTCTCTTCCGGTAAAAGGCTGAAATCAGCCACCGCAGCATCACTGCTGCCGGACACCATTCTCACGATCAATGCCTTCAGCGAGGCAAACTGAGCATCCATCCACACATCACTGAAGCTCTGCATCCGGAAATAATCGCCCCACTCACCAAGCTCAGTGGCCGACATTTCCGACAGCATCCGCCGCCAGTCTGCCCGCCGGAACTCCCGGGCAAGCCGCATGACAAACTGCATTTCCCGCGTCAGGACTTTTCCGGCGTCAGCACCTCATGCTCCAAATCCCCGGCATTCTCAATGGCTCCCATACCGCTCAGCGACAGAACCATCTCCGCCCCCGCTCCCAGGGCATCATACGACCATGTTGTAATAACGGATGCGCAAAGCGTCTCAACATCCTGAGACTGTTCCGCATTCCACAGTGAACGGGAAACCAGCCAGGCATTGATATCCATCCCCATCCGCAGAAAAGCAATCTGTCGTTCAGCCTCCGGCAGTTCTCCCTCTTCGGCATCAAACTTTGCCGTTCGCTGCTGAAGAAACGCCAGATATTCAATTCTCTGCAGCCCGGACAGCTCACTGAGCACCACGGACTGCTTTTCATAATTAAACGTGCCCTGTTTCAGAAACATCATGTTCTCCACCTGCAAAAAAGCCCCGGATAACCGGGGCAAATGATGAGTATCGTCCTGTTAACCTGCGGCGCTGACAGCCACCGCAGTCACAGCCACAAAATCGCCGTCAGAAGTCATGCCCACAATGCTGACACTGCCCTGCTTCACGCCTTTCACCGTGGCCACAAGCCCGTTCAGGGTCACCGTGGCAGTCTGTGGATCTGTCGAATGCACACTGATCGCTTTGTCACTGGCTCCGTCAGGTTTTACTGTAAAGGTCAGCGTGGTGGTTGCTCCCACTTTTACACTGGCAGATGCCGGTGCCACCGTCAGCCCGGTAACGCTCACTGTTTCAGTGCCTTCCTCTGCCAGATACGGACGCCCCACTCCGCTGATTTTCACTGTGCGGGTCATCACGTCTTTTGAGGCAATGGTTTTACCCAATGAGCTCAGCCAGCCACGGAAAACATCAACAGTGCCGTTGGGATATTTGATACGAAACGCGCAGACTTCACCGGAGTCGAACAACTGAACCAGTTTTTTCTGCCCGCTGTCACCCGGACGCCAGGCCAGCGTCGCCGAAGTATCACCAACGGATTTCTGCCCCTGGGTTGTCGTTTTCCAGTCTGCATCTTCATCATCGAGATAAGTGTCATCTTCTGCATCAGCGGTCATTTCGCCAGGTTGCAGATCCTTCACCATCGCAAGACGCAGCCAGTCAGTGTCCGACAAAGGGTTCGCAAATGCGTCGCCGTTGCCGGTATACATCCAGAACGTCGTCCCCGCACCTTTCGTCTTTGCCAGTGGATTTGGTGTGGTCATTACCACCTCCTTAATTCGTGTACGTGATCTGGTACGTGATTTCCGCCATCGCCCAGGTGGCCATCTCATTATCACGTTGATAGTTAAAACCGAGTGGGATCAGAGTGTCGATGAGTCCGGAAAGTGCCGGTACATCATTCAGGGCCGGGAAAATGGTGCTCTCCATCCACATATCCAGCTCTGAATCCGGTGCCTGTGCCCGGATGAAGACGGCAATATGCAGAACAGCCTGCCAGTCATCTTCATCCGTCATTTTTCCGGTGTACTGAGCATCACTCAGCCACACCGCCACGGCAGGCAGTTCCTGCGCATCAATGAATGCCGGAAGCCCGTCAAAAAACGTGGCGCTGTCTCCACACTGTTCCCGAAGGCGTGCCAGTACGACCTGGCGGATTTGTGTATGTCGGTTCATCGGGTCAGCCATAACCTCAGTTGTTGTTTCAGTGCATACCCCAGCTGTTTCGGCATTTCCGCAGCAATGATGCGGTCGCGGGCATCTTCAAATGCCTGTGTCAGCGGTCCGGACAGCGGGATTTTCACCACATCAATGGGGTAACGATTTTTGCCATCAATACGCCGCATCACATGCCAGCGACCATTCGCCAGTTGCTGAATAAACGCATCCCGGAAAAGATATTTACCCACCTTCAGCACACTGCCACGGTACTGCAGTTTTCCACCACGCCGGGCCAGTCTGACCCGGGCTGTCCCCAGCTTAATGGCGGGCAGATTGCCCCGGTTAACGCGGATCCTGGCCGTCATTTTTCCTGACGGACTGGCTTTAAACACCCGGACACGCTGACGTATCAGTTTCAGGGGGATCCCTTTCACCTGGTTATCTCCCGCAACGGTATTCCCGGCAACCTGCCGGGTGGCAACCGAGACCGCTTTCTGTGCCACACGGTTTATCGCCCATGCGCTGGCCTGTGGCACCATACGGGTATCAAGGCTGTTCAGATTGCGGATGGCATTCTCAAGCCCCTTCATCCCACACCTCTTTACTCAATAAAGATCATTGGCTTACCGTTAAAGCGTTCATGCCGTGTGACCGTCCATTGTTGTCCGTCATAAACAACGCGATCCCCGCGCCGTGGGCGGTATCCCGAAGAAAACACCACCAGAGAGACCGCAGGTCCGGACAGAGCATTCAGCTCTGCCAGTGTTTCTCCCGGGATCACGGTCATATCGACATCATTAATCGAGGCTGTCTTTCCCATCTTTCTGACCGTGATAGCATCCATACGCGCTGCCAGCCGGGAAAAGGGATCAGACATTGAGTTTTACCGGCACTTCTTCTGCACTGGTTCCGGCATCTGCCCAGACAACCCCGACCAGCGGATCAGAGCCGCTGTTAGTCAGCTGAACTTTTCCGGACTTCAGATAAACCTTCTTACCCGTTTTCATGTCATCCGTTTTCAGCTTAGGCAGCATAAACACACCTTCGGTCATACCGTCGCCTGTTTCACCCTGTGGAATATCGGTCAGCGCCACCGCAAAAACATCACCCACCTGCACCAGATCTCCGCTGCTGATGGCTGCACTGGCAACAATCGCCACCGTTTTTCCTTCTTCTACAAAATTCTTTGCCATAACTGTCCCCACACAGCCCCGTTCAGGGGCTGATTTCAGATACAAAAAAAGCCCTTACGGGCCATCAGAGTTGTTGTCTGCGATGTTTACGCCGTACATTTCACCAGACCGCGGTGATCAACTGGCGCGACACCGGCGTCAATACGCACTTTCGTTGTCACGCCATCCACACTGAAGCCCTCCATCTGATCAATATATGGCGTATCCACACCGTTGAGATAAGCCACTTCAATCGTATCGGAGCCTTTTGACGCAGCCAGGTAGAAGGTGGTCTGGCTGTTATCATCAAGACGAGGCTCTGCAATAACGGTCGCAAAATCTTTCACCGGGTTAATAATACCGGCGTTAATGTCAGCCCCCTTGACACTTGAGGAGCGAATGACCTGGTTAGCAACAGACTCCATCGCCGTCGGTACCAGTACGAACGCAGGACGAATATTCAGATGACGCTCCCCCTCTTTCTGAACACGCATCAACTGGCGGGCTTTATCCAGCGATGCCACGTCCATTGCAGCGCCCTCCAGTACGTTTGCATGTTTCGCTTTATCGAACAGACTTACATTATCTGTGGAGATTTTCGGGTTAGACGTCAGAATGGCATAAACCAGATCGGCAATAGTGGATTTCGCCGCACGGCCCAGCTTCATCGGGACATCGGTCAGCATATTCAGATCATCATTGATAATGGCCTGACGGGTGATACTGAACAGCTCGCCATAGGTCGCCAGTGCAATAGTGGCCTGTTTATCTCCGGTGGTGACGTATTTATATTCCGCCCCTTCACGCACCTGACGCAGAGCACTGAAGCCCCCCATACCCACGCGATGGGCAATTTTAAAATCAGACAACTGACCTTTCCGCGTCCACTGTTCATAGGTTTCAGGGGCATCTTCCCAGCCCTGCAGAATGGCTTTGTTCGCAACATCCAGCAGAATATTACCGAAGTCAGACGTACTGTGTGTGAACGCCGCACCGACCATCTGCATCGGGTTATAACCGGAAACCCCAATACCCCGTTCAGTCAGTGACATACGGGCATATTCACGCAGGGTCATCCCGTTGTAGACATTATCACGTTCGGTTTTTTCAAATCCGGCACGCGCCATCAGCGCCTGGCGGATCCCGTCCCCCACAAAATTACCGTTACCGGCATAAATATGAGCCGGGGTATTTTTATTGGATGGCGTGGACTCGCGCCCCATCTCGTTCAACAGCTTTTCGCGGGCCTGCTCCAGCGAACATTCAGGATCGGCAAGACACTGAGCCTGCAGCGTCTGATAACGCCCGCCAAACATGGCAAACAAATCATTAATACCGTTTACACGCGCTTTTTGCTCTGCCAGTACCTGCGCACGGATACTGTTTTCATCCACCACGGGTGCTGCTGCCTGCACTGGCGTCCGGGAGGCTACAGGTTCATTATCCTGTACGCGTGGAGCACTGTTGCGTGGCGGAGTAATCATGTTTCGAATGGATTCCGGCATCTTTTTAAATTCCTCTGTACGTTTTGACTGAATACATGCCATTGCCTTAACGGCTGGCGTTACCTGATCAGCAAATCCATGTGCCAGACATTCGGCACCGGACATCCAGGTCTCATCCGCCAGCATGGCAGCAATTTCATCGGTGGTTTTCCCGGTTTTCTGTGCATAAGCGGGTAACAGAACCGCCTCAACCTTATCGAGCAGGTCGGCATAGGTGCGCATGTCTTCCGCATCACCGCCCGTAAAGCCAAATGGTTTATGAATCATCATGAAGGTGTTTTCCGGCATAATGACCGGGTTTCCCACCATCGCAATGACCGACGCCATTGACGCCGCCACACCGTCGACATAAACGGTAATGGACGCACCATGTGTTTTCAGCGCATTAAAAATGGCGATGCCTTCAAAGACATCGCCACCCGGTGAATTAATATGGAGATTAATGTGGGTGATATCGCCCAGTGCATTCAGATCACTGATAAACTGCTTCGCTGTAACACCCCAGAAACCAATCTCGTCATAAATATAAATATCCGCGTCACTCTGGTGACCAGCCTGCATCCTGAACCAGGAATTATTCTTCGGACTGGTCGTCGGTGTGCTGCGGCTCCTGTCGTTTCGTTGCGGCACTGCTGCCTCCTTTATCACTGGCCGGATCAGTATCAAATACCAGATCCAGCTTGCGGTTTTCATCAATTTCGGCCTTGCGCCGACGTTTGACATCATCCGGATTACGACCACCAGCACGTACCCAGTCTGATTCTGTCGCCGCTCCACCACGAATCTGGATTTTCCAGGCCTCAGCCTCCTTAACAGGGTCAATCCACGGCATCACTGGTCCGGAATACACCGCGGTATACAGTGAAGAACGGTCAAGATCGCGGGGTAGCCTGATAACACCGGATGCCACAGCCTGTTTCAGCCAGGCACGATACATCGGGCGGGTGACGGCACCAATAAACCAGTCCTGCAGGATCAGGTAGCCATCAGTGGATTCAACCAGTTCCTGACGCTGGGCGCTGTAAGTGCCGTTATAGTTGCGCGCTGTACTGGAAAAACTCAGACGACTGCCCGCCGCCACGGCACGCAACTGACCATTACGAAAAGTTTCAAGGTTAGGATTGGGACGATCCGACTTCACCATTCCGATTTCTTCGCCGGGTTTCAGATCGTCGTAAATAATGCCTGGCTGAATGGTAAGCTCGCGTTCATTCTCCTTGCTGTCATTACCATCCGTTTCATAGCTCTGTCCGTCGCCTTTGCGGATGTACATCCCCAGAGCAGCGGCGACCCTTGCTGCAGTCAGCTCAGAATCTTCATACTCTTTCAGGGCGCTGAGGCGGATCAGCACACCGGACAGTAAAGACGTCCCGCGCATCTGGTGCAGACGGCGAACAAATTTAAGATGCAGCATTCGCTCTGCATCCACTTCTTTGGTTTCCATCTGCCGTCCGGATACAGGACGACTTTTATACACCAGATATTTTTCGGGACGCCCCCAGTCATCAACAAACACGCCCTGATTCAGCCTGTTGCTCTCATCACTGGTCATGGGAATAAAGTCCGGCTCGAGCGCCTCCAGCCAGAAATGAACACCGGCAGAAGGCGTCAGGCTGTTTATGCGCCCGGAAACCATCTGGGCAAACACCTCACCATCGCGCAGCCAGGTACGCAGCATCAGACGTTCCAGCATCGGACGGGTAAACTGCCCGGTGACTTCCGGGCTGACAGACCATTCACTCCATCGGGTGCGTATCTCCGCTGCCAGATCACGGGCAATGGCCCCATTGCGTAATACCGGATGTGGCTCGACAATAATCCCGTTTTTCCCCACCACCCGTTCTTCCAGCTTGTCAAATACACCAATAACCAGATCGTGGTTGTTATCAAGGTAACGGGCCTGCTCACGTAACGACACGGCCCCGTACTGGCTTAACTGGTCGGCAGTTCGGTTTTCCCGCCGGGCTTTGTGTGTCCGCGTCGTTTTTACGGCCTCATAAGCCTGGATCACCGCACGGGAACGCAGCCTTGCCGCTTTCCATCCTGGTGAAAAAACGCCAATCACATCATCAAGAATTGCCATCAGAACCTCGCCAGCCGGTACCCGGGATGCCCCCGTCGTCGTGTAATCAGAGCCGCAAGGCGGCGCTCCCACTCCTGCCGTCCCTGCCGGATCTCAGATAAGTTTTCCATGGTCATCTGCTGACCATTAAAGGTGACGGATTTTCCGTCCAGCACCGCCATTTCAGCTTCTGTATAACGCTGAATCATGGCTTCGATATCATTCTGGTTCATAACCATCCTCCGGAAGTCAGCCAGGGGTTAACATCGTCAGTTACTGTTTTCTTCCGTTTTTGTTTTTTAACAGGCGTGGATACCGGTTCCGGTGAGGGTGACGGTTCGGTACTGTCCGGGACACACTCCAGCCAGGTTTCCCGGCTCGCCCATTCCGGTGCATCCGGCCAGCGGATCTTTTCGTATCCATGCAGAATGACCAGAGCCTCGGCATACACCATCAGGTCAAAGGCTTCGTTGGCACCGCGCCCCGGCTTACTCCATTTCCCGTCACTGCTCCGCTCTTCATACGTCAGTTCGTCGTAAAACCAGCTCCCCAGCCAGTCAGGAAAATGCACATAGCCGGGACCTGGCGAGTCACGCCATAACGCGTTATTCACCCGGTCTTTCAGGGCATCCGTCTGAAGAAGCCAGAGCGGCACATCACCTGCGGCCTGCGCCCGTCGGCCCGTTCGTCCGGTGTTATCAGGGAATGTACGGGTGATCAGTTTTGCGCGCCGGATGCTGTCGCCCTTAAACAGGTAAATACGTTTACCAAGGCCATCACGACGGCAACGACGCCAGAATTTATAGGCATTATCAGTGACCCCGTCTTCACCGCCGGAGTCCACCGCCATTGCCATCAGTCGCATTTGTTGAGAAGGATCGGAGGCCAGCGGCCAGCTTTTATGAAAAACATCCGTCAGCAGGACATCCCAGTCTTCCGGATAGCTGGCCGGATCAATTCGCTGGCTCTCCCCGTCGCTGTCACCGCGCAATGACTGCGTGATGTTGTAACGATCAATAATCCAGAGTTCGCCACGGCTGCCATAGCCCGTTACCTGAACCACAAAACGGCGATGACGTCCCGCCTGCACATCCACTGTCGCCACAAGGAAATTAACGCCATCCGGCACACTGCGGGAAGGAACTGGCTCTGCCCGCTGCTCAAGCAGTTCACTTTTTCGTTGCTCCATGCTGGCGCGGGGAAGATAAGGTAATCCCCAGTCAGTATTGATAACCGTCTTGAGTGTTTCTTCACTTCCGGTTGTCTCGTATTCCTGTTCTGCAGTAAGCAGTTTGTAAACGAGTTGCGAGAGTGTCTGGTAAGCAGCTGCCGGACCCTCCATCCAGAATGACGCAATACGTGAGCGTCGGGGATCACCATAACGACTACCATCCGCATTGATGGATTCACCATCCCGCAACCAGACCCCACGTCCGTTCAGCTCACGTTTTTGTTCAGGCATAATCCGTCCTGAACAGGAAGGACACTGAATATAAGCCGCCTCACTTGCCAGCACGGGATCGGCAATATCACGGAAACCAGCAACCACATCGCCGCAGGGCTGAAAATACTCACCACAGTGTGGACAGGGCCAGTACCAGCGACGGCGATCGCCACGGTTATAGAGCGACAGTATCCCCGTGGTTGGTGGAGCCTCATGCGGTGAAGTCCGTCGCCATTTCACATCCTTCACATCCCTGCCGGGGGAACTCTCCACCAGCGTCATACCACTGGACATAAATGTTGTGGTACGTTTTGAGGCAAGAGAGAAAGCATCCCCCTCGCCATCAATATCTTCCGGAAAACGGTCATAATCCGTCAGCGCGACGCATTTATAATCTGATGAGGACATGATATTGACTGACGGCCAGCCGATTTTCAGGTAGTTACCAGCAAGGAATGTTCTGTCATAAACGTTGTTGTCATTTTTGTTCGGACTCAGGCGACTGACCACTTCCGGGCTGACGCGAAACGTTCTGGCGAGTCGTTTTTTGGAGTGTTCGCGGGCTTTTTCCTCCGTCATCTGAATGATCAGCATATCAGCAGGATCGCAAATCACGTTGTAAATCACCCAGCCGTCAATCAGGCCGATAGTCTTGCCGGTTCGTGCCGGGCCAACAAATATAACTGCGTCGTATTCACGCGAGGCCAGGCAGTTCATCGGCTCAATAACATACGGTGCCACCAGCGGATCCCACGGGACTGAGTTCCCTGCCCCCATGGGCACCCGCATATACTGAGCAACGGCATCAGCAACCCGCATTCGCCTCGGTGCGCGAAGGATATAACCTGAATCGGTTCGTGCTGCCTTTGCGGTTTCCTGATTCAGCATTACTCCTCCTGCTGTAATTCCTCCTCATCATCCGCACCTGCTTCGGTCACCCGCAGGGCTATCTGATCGCGCAGATCATCAATAATGGACTGAACACGGCTCACAGCGGCAGGCTGCAGACCGCAGTCACGTTCCAGAATATCCGGTAATGTCTCCAGTACCTGCACGACCGCTTTTGCCCAGATGGCAAACTCCCGTCTGACATCACTGGCCGGAATGAGTTGCGCCGTTTCCTGTTCGAACTTAAGACGCTCACGTTCAGACTGATACCAGGCTTTGCGCTCATGCGCGTCCATTTCGCCTTCTGCAACCGGCGGTGGTAATGCCAGAAATGCCGACACAATATCAACCACCCGATAAAGCTTGAGGTTGCTTTCATGCCCCCCTGCAACGGGTAGATTTTGCAGCCTTGCCGCAGCAGTCTGGCGATGTACACCTGACAGTGCCGCCAGTTGACTGATATTCAGCGTCAGATTTTTTAACTCTCGATCCATACCCGCTCCAGAATGTTTTAAACATGCATCTTGCGAACAACTTTAGGCAAACGGTGTTAGTGATGAACAAAAAACAATCAAAATCGACACCATAAAAATAAAACTAATGTAATATCAATGCATTACAGTAGTGGTGATGACGAATGAAATTTCAAAAACTAGCCTTTTTCCGCGCCGCTCCCGCCCCGTGGCAGGCCACCCCACCGGGAGGACCCGTCAGCCTGACAGCCATGACGAACGTCTGATACAGCGCCTTGCATGAATGGCATCGGGATAATCCAGAAAGGAATAGCATCGTGCCCACAAGAATCTGTGTGAGTATCCTGTTTCTTCCACCCCCGCACAGGACTGGCGAGCATGAGGGACAAACCCGCGAACCATAAACGCGGTAAAAACCCGGTGTGCATCGTTTTTGATTATTCCCGCACACTCTCGCAGAAGGAGTTCCCCGTCGGGCTACGGTCTCTGTTAATACGGGAATACGGCGACGATACAGCGCATGATGTGTCAGGCTTGAATACCTTTATCCGTTAAAAGGGATATCAGTTAAGTTATCCCGTGTAGGGTATAAGTCATTATCAAAGCCACTCTGTAGGGAGTGGCTTTTGTAATGGCAATAAAAAGCCCCGCGAATGCGAGGCTAAATCCAGGTATTTTTAATGACTGGCTCTTATTTCAACGCAGCCCCTTACCGCGCGCCAGATGCTCAACTTCAAGCATCAGCAATGAGATGTTTAATCTGGATTCACTCCAGAAGTGATCACCACCCTGTCTACAGAGCCAGATGTGAAGGATGATGAGTAAAATTATCGCTATCATCGAAGGCATTGCGTCCTGATGTATTCCTGCAGGTAGTTAACCTGCGCGGTTATCCTGTCGATTCCGCTTCGGAGACGGTAATAATTGAGTTCAGCATCTGCTGTAAGTCTTGGGCTTTCTCCATCGCCCATGCCGCTGGCTCTGGTCGTTGACTTTGCACAGGTGGCGGCGACTTGCAGGCGCTTACGCCCAGCAGAAACATCAGCACGGAGACTTTCGATAGTCGCGTTAGCATCAGCAAGCTCCTTTGTGTATCTGGCGTCGAGTTCTGCTACATCACGTTGACGCTTCTGCATATCAGCGATGATGGATGTGGCTTTATCACGCTGTTCTTTGTAGGCGATGGCGTTATCACGGTAATGATTGACCGCCCACGACAGGCAGACGATGATGCAGATAACCAGAGCATAAATAATCGCGGCGACTCTGCTCACTGATCTATTCCCCAACAGGCTAATGCGCTTTCCTGGTCACGACGAATAACCTGACCGTAACAGTTATTTGAACGAATGCGGCAATCACGGCCACCGTCCTTAATCCACCAGCGAATCGCCTCGCATGCACCTTTACGATCACCGGCATTCAGCCGCTTATAAAACGTCGACGGGAAACACTTACCGGGGCCAATGTTATAGGGACAGAATGATGCGATACCGGCTTTCTGTGGCTCGGTCAGTGGAACTTTTATATTGCGCTCCACCCATGACAGCGCCTTATCACGTTCAATGGCGTTAACCTGGTCGCATTTTTCCTTCGACAGTTTCATGCCGGGAAAAACGGGTTTTCCATCCACCATCGTGGCACCCCGACAGATGGTCCAGATGCCGGAACCATCGCGGTATGCCGTTGTTTGGTTACCTTCTTTTTCATCCAGAAACTGGTCAAGTATCTGAGGAGCAGATGCTCCTGCTCCAATCAGCGCCAGAACTGCAGCTGACAGGCCGTATCTGATTTTTGCGTTCATGGATATTTATCAGGATTTATCGGTTTCTGAACCCTGGATATGTTTATCTGTCCCGGCCTGTTGAATCAGGCGGGGAAAAGGTAAAGACAATCAAGAGGATTATTTATGGACAATAACACCATTTCTCTACAGGAGTTGCTCGACTGCATTTCCAGGCTTCGGGATGATGTAAATGCCCTCACTGTTGCATTTTCATATCTGGCCTTCTCAATTCCCAGAGAACAAATGCAACCAACACTGGCATCGCTCCTGCTTGAATCACGCAACCCCAAATGGTCCCAGGAACAACAAAATTCTTTCAAGTGGCTGGCGGCATTACTGGAAGAAAAATATGCTGGTAAAATTACCATTTCGGTGGAGTCTTCAGAGAACCAGTAATTCTTCCCGGTAGCTTTCCTTTGTAGGTTATCCACACATTCTGCGCCTCTAAAATTACGGGGCGCTTTTCCGGCGACTGCTCACCCCCTTCACATAACCCGGCGGCAATCCCCATGAAAAGCTGCTTCGCCTGTTTTTTCGCCTCAGCTTCATAAAACTCCAGCGTGGCCCCTTCAAGTCGCTCAAGGTTGATGTTCAGATCAAAAATTTCACCGGCAAAACGTTCTTTGTCCTGTAACGTTAAGATTACCGTAACTTTATTCTCAAAATTGCGGGTCCCTTTCACAATCAGTTCATAGTTTTGAGTCATTGAATTACTCTCCCCGTGCAGCCTTACGCTTGTCTTCTTTAATCTTGAAATAAAGGTTTGTCAGATACGTCAGCAAGCCAAATACCAGACTACCCAGCACACCTATTGCCGCCCACTGTGAGGGCGTGACTTTATCGAGCAACTGTAAAAACCAGTACCCGGCACTACCTGCTGAGGTGCCATAGGCGACACCCGTTGTTAACTTATCCATGGATTTCATAACCCCACCTCGCAGATGCGGGTGCTGTGTAATGGAAATAAAAAGGCCACCTGACGTGGCCACCAGATTATTTCCCCACCAGCTCGTTTATCTCTTTCACTGTCTGGTTAAACCGCTCTGACTCAAGCTCAACACCTAAGGCCCGACGCCCCAGCGCCATTGCTGCTTTTATTGTGGAACCGGATCCCATAAAAAAATCAGCAACCAGATCACCTGGTCGACTACTGGCATTGATTATCTGCCTGAGCATATCCGCCGGTTTCTCACACGGATGTTTCCCCGGGTAGAACTGAACGGGTTTATGCATCCAGACATCGGTATAAGGCACGGAGACTGATACGGAGAAATAGCGCCGGAGAGATTTAAACTCATCCAGCAATTCAGAATATTTGCGATTCAGTGAATCATAAGATGCCACCAGCTGGTGGTGTGGTTGTTCCAGTTGTTGTTCCTGAAACTTCTCTGCCGCTATACGGGAAAACAGTGCCTGTAACTTCCGATAGTCAGCCTCATTCGGCAACTGCCACTGACTGGCACCAAACCAGTGGGAAACCATATTTTTCTTACCTGTGGCTTCGGCAATTTGTTTTGCCGTTATACCCAGTTCGGCACGAGCATCCCTGAAATACGAAATCAGCGGTGCCATTATGTGCTGTTTGAGTTCCCTTTCTTTTGCCGCATAGCCGTCACTTTTGCCGCGATATGGCCCCTGGTAATGTTCAGCAAACAGAACGCGCTCTGTGGCAGGAAAATATGCGCGCAGACTTTCTTTATTACACCCATTCCAACGTCCGGACGGCTTCGCCCAGATGATATGGTTAAGCACGTTGAAACGTTCACGCATCATGATCTCAATATCAGATGCCAGGCGATGCCCACAGAACAGGTAAAGGCTTCCGGCAGGTTTTAACACCCGCCAGAACTGGGCCAGACAGTGGTCCATCCACTTAAGGTAATCTTCGTCCCCTTTCCACTGATTGTCCCAGCCGTTGGGTTTCACCTTGAAGTACGGCGGATCGGTAACAATCAGGTCAATGGAATCATCAGGCAGGGACTGAATAAAATGCAGGCAATCAGCGTTGATTAAATCAACACTGTTTATTTTTACAGTATTTTTCATGGATCAGTAAGCGTAACTCTGGTAGGCTCACTCTGCTTTTGCGCTAAAGCAGTGGGCCGTGGTTCGCTTGTGACCAGTAAGCATGAGCGAATGGCTGGCAGGTGCTACCAACACCCACCAGCCGCCCATTTTCACAGCAGGAAACCGCCATTACTGGCAGCGTCTGAATTTATTCCCGTACCCGCCGTTATCCTTCGCCAGCCCCGCCAGAACTAACTGAGTCAGTATTAACTGGCACCGGGCTTCGCTTACTCCGGTAGTTCTCGTCATCATGCGTGGCGTTACCCACTTGTCAGCAGGTAAGAAATGAAGGACTGCGGCGGCGGTTTCTGTCATATCTTGCTGTTTTAGCATGTCTTTTTCCCTTCTGGTTAACATGACATACCAATAACTCTTGTCTAAAAAGCCAGCAAGATAAAAAGTCAGTATTCACGACCACCAGCGTGTTTACTGTACTGCACCAAGTTTACAGGTACAAAAAAACCCGCTCAGTGGCGGGTTCTTAAATCTTATCAACGGTAGACATACAAAGCCCATCGTTGTGAAAATCTTATCCATATTTTTTGAAAAATGCAAGCATCATGTCGTCATCTTCGGCGAAAACCATTTATCTTGTCACCTTTCTCAATTGTATCTCTGCATATGCTTCTTCCTGCCAGCACTTTGTAACCAGTTTATCAATGACATCTGCATATCCTTTGTACCACTGATAATCCGTCAGGTCTGGTACCAGCTTCTGGACATGAAGCCGCGCCAGTGTGGTTGGTAAACGGCTAAACCGGTTTCCATTGCAACGCCCACAAACCTTATAAACAGGCGTGCCATGAAGCCGGGTTCTTTTTTCATCCAGGACAATACCTTTACCCTTACACCCTCTGCACGCTGTGCTGACTTCTCCCTTACCATGACAATGCTGACACAGTTCCTTCACCCACTCTTCCTTGATAACAGATTCCCCGCTTCTGGAGTGTTTTACCACCTCGCGCAATACATCATGAAATCCAGTACCAGCACAATGCTCACAGCGAGCCTTACTTGCCGCAGACCTGGAATAATCAGCAAAGGCAAAATTCACAAGGTAAGGAATGATCTGTAGCCGGGTTTCTTCACTCAATTTGTTCAATGTCGGGTTATCCAGTGCCATCGCGTAATTGAACAGACCTTCAATCGCAAACTGAGGATCCTGAACACCAACTTTTGCCAGGAATAAGGCAAACCCAAGCGGTGCTTTCGACTGCACCATCCCCTGCGCAGCCATTACATCCGTAATTGTTAAACCACCAGAGCCTGTCGCCGGTGCGTCATCGCTCAATTTTGGAGATTTTGTGGAGTAATATTTCGGTAAGGCTTCAAGGTTCATGCTCGTTCTCCACTTACGCCAGTACGCCTATTGCCAGCGCACGATCGATAAAACGAAATATCAGCTCCAGCTGGGAGCCATACTTCTCTTCAAATGCCACGGTATCCGCATGCAGCTCGTCGTGATGCTTTCTGCACAAAGGCAACACAAAGAGGTCATGCGCTTTTGTACCCATTCCCCCCTGACCGTGGCCTATCAGGTGGTGGGGATCATCAGCAGGCTTTCCACAACATGCACACGGCTGTGTCTTAACCCAGCGCGTGTACTTTTCATTAACCCAGCGGCGACGTTTTGGGCGTAACATAAAAGACTCCGGCGACTCCGGATCCACTTTCAGCGCCAGCACCTTTTTCGCCTTATCCTGGATGATGCTGGTGGCAGGAACCGAAGGCACAAGGTCACTTTCCCGGGTGACAGACGGCACAACAGGCTTCGGTAATCTCAGTGCCTTACGGGCTGCACTTTCCGGTAAGGCATCCGCCAGGTCATTACGAATCAGCCACCAGCACAGTTCCGGCATTGTCACAACGTGACTGTCATCAAAACCGAGATCCCGACGCACAACAGACAACACCCAGCGGGCACAGTTATCCGTTGCCATTGATTCCAGCCGTTCCGTGAACTGATCGCGCAGCTGGTTATCGCAGTGCCAGCACAGACGGATTGCGCCCGGCGCGTGTCGCATTGTTGTCATGTTCTCGCTGTGCCAGTCGGAATGAGGCCACTGGCAGCCTTTTTCACGAAGTAACCAGCTTTCAAGACATTCCACGCCACCAGCACGACGGATCACTGCCTCATTGCGGAACACGGCCCGAACGACAGGATCATCCGCCAGCGGTTGTGATGCCGCCGGAACGGCACCACTGGCAAAAGATGAATAACGTTCCGGCTCAGGCTCCAGCAGGACACGCCCCTGCATAAACAGGGGCATCAGCTCTGAACCAGGTCTGAACAATACGATCCCCATACGCGGGGCAATTTCAGGGGTCAGTAGTGCTCTCACAGTCACCTCAATGAACGGTATCGAGCAGCTTTAACAGCTCAGGGAATCGGGATTCGAAGAAATGCGGCTGCGTCTCGCGCGGATTTGCGGGACTGGTGATGTTCTTGCCGAACATGCAGCCTTTCGCTGTCAGCGACCAGAATTTTTTGATGTTGTTAATCGCGGTACGGCTGTATCGTTCGCGCTGCTCGACGATCCCCAGCTTCACCATCTGGTGATATGCCTGATTAGCCGTAAGGCGGATACCATACTGTTTCAGCAGTGCACTCAGCGACAGCGTGGGGCGACTTGAGCCATCAGGCGCGTCAGCAGGAGCATCAATGGCATAGCGCGGTGCCAGATTCGGTAAGCCAACAGCCTCCTGGAGTTTCTGACAGGCACCAAGCACTGATGAGTTAGACAGGTTTAACTCCCTGCGCATAAAGTCCAGCAGAATCACACCAGCCTGCATCTTGTCAGCAGCCTGCCCGGATAATTTTTCCGGTGCGCTGGTTACCATATCGAAAGTACGGATCACCTTCAGATGGAATGACGGGCTGATCCACATTGCATAGGCATACACCAGTTCCTTGCAGACATACGTTCCCCGTTCATTTCCCCCATGAATCACACTCACCGGGTCAACACCCAAATTCTGGGTGTTGGTCAATTCATGAACAAGCTCAACAGTTTGTTGGCTGGAAAGAAACTTTCCTGGCTCCTTGGTTCTGGCATTTGCACCAGATGCTACTGCTGCGCGATGCAGATCGTTCAGGCTGTAACGCCCATAAGCATCACGACGAACTTCAATACCATCAATGACCATCAGATTATTCATACTTCGTTTCTCCTCTTGATCAGGCGGCTGCACCCGCCGTTTTCTCGTACTTACTGATAGTGATCTCGACCCTCCCTTCCGGGATAACCGGTCCCCACTCCACCAGCATTCTTTTCACCTGACTGTCGTCTTCCCACACACCCGCGTGGGTCAGGGCGTCAAACAGCGCCTTGTTATAGTTGTCCAGATCGCGGATCCGGTTATCCGGAGGAAACAACACGATCTCCACTGAAGCAGGTGCCGACGTTGGTTTTGGCAGACGACGTAACTGCTCAACTATTGCTGCACACGCCGCGCTCTGGAATTTGCGCCCCGCCGCGCTTATCAGGCTCTTACCTGCAAACGCCCCTTTGTTGGGGTGTCGCCAGTACGTGTTCACGCTGGGCGGAAAAGGCAGTATTAGCTTCATACTTTCAGCTCCCTCTCATGTAACCAGTGGGCTGCACGCAGCCTGGCGTTTTCCTCACCGGCAAGCAGTGCGCGGATAATCCCGACCGCCTCGCTGTCGTCGTCCTTCACCGCGGTATGAAGAGTGATACCCCGGGCCACGCCACGCTTTATCGTGATGACGCCTTTTTTCTCCAGTGCGCGAAGATGCTCCACCGCTGCATTCACTGAACGGTATCCCAGCATGGTTGCCACCTCCTGATTGGTTGGCGGGAAGCCACGTTCTTTCTGGTAAGAAATCAGCATATCCAGCACCTGCTGCTGGCATTGAGTTAACGTCGTCATGCAGCCATCTCCCTGACCAGTTTTTCCGCCTGCTGGCGAACCTGCGCCAGAAAGGCCTCACCACATGCCTCAAGTTCATCGCGCCCGATGTAGCTGATTGCCGGTCCCTTCCAGGTCTTGTCGAAAACAGCAATAGCACCAGCTAAGAAAGCGCCTGTCGGCACCTGCTTCTCATCCTTTGGGATAAACCAGGCAGGCAGTTCAAAACCAATACGCCCGCGAATAAAAGCAATATGATCTGCATCTTCCGGCCACCACACTTCGCTGGTGGCAGCTTTGATCAGGAAAACATAGCGACCGCCTTTATCACGCATGGCACTGGCATGCTTCATGATGTAACGCATGCCGGTGATGTATTGCCCCTCATGCTGACTGGCGCGGCTGTATGGGGGATTACCAAAGGCAGCACCTTTAAGCTCCGCAAGACGTTCTGACCAGTCATGTGCCAGCGCGTTGTCTTCCGCCGTGTAATACGCGGCACATTTGGCGTTATCACCGTCAGTGAACAGATCCAGAACAAACGGACCAAACAGGGTGTTAATTCCCCAGAAAATGTTATCCGGCGTGCGCCACTGATCGCCCACTTCCTTCAGTTCATGGGCTGGTTTGTTCCGCAGTTCCACCAGCGCCTGGCAATATTTATTACTCATTAAGCCCCCACGTAATTCCCTGACAGATACCACTCTTCACCTGATGCAGCCCGCTTATTGCTTTTCCGTAAACACCGTTCACGACGCGCCAGAAAATTATTTCGTTCTGGCTGGGAGTGGCTTTCACGGAATGCCGCCATCCACACCGTTGCAGCACGACGGTATAAGCCCCTAGACTCCAGTTCTTCCGCCTGGCGGGTCAGGCACAAAATCACCCGCGGGTCGTTAGTGCCGACATAGAAATTGCGCACAGGTCTGGTTTCACGAACTGGTTGTGGTTCCGGCTCCTGCGCTCTCTCAGTCAGGCGTGGGAAATGTCTGCGTGTATCTCCTTCACAACGGTGAGCCACACGCCCACTCTGACGTAACTTGCTTGCTGACTGCAGAACGCGCTGCCGTGAGTAACCTGCAAAAGCATCCGCAATATCTCCGGAAGTACACCCCGGATGGGCTTCAATGAATTTCTGAACTTCATTCAAAAGACTCATGATCACCCCCTGAATCCTGCCGGGATCTGGCTGTAGTCCACGTTGTCGTAACTGGCTTTGAAGTACGGGTCCTCACGTCTGGCTGCAGATACCGCAGGAACTTCCCAGGATTCTTCGAAATGACGATCCGGACCAAAGAACGTGACAGCCTGTTTCACAAATTGTGTGCCGCTGTTACCCATCGCAGATACCCAGCCCGCATAGCGTTTCACACCTTCCAGCATGGTTTCGGGGTTTACCCCCTCATTCAAACGGGCTTTCCAGGCTTTGAAGGCTGCAGATTTTGAATTGCCACCAGCACGTTTGGGATATGCCAGCCATGCCTGCTCAAACTCCGGAGAGTATTCCGGTCGGTTTGAACGAACTCGCACAGACTCATCAGCAGATGCACCAACAGCTATTGGTTCATTGACTGGTTCTTTGACTGGTTCAAAAGAGTGACTGGTTCTGGGTGAATCTCCTGCACTACCCCCTGGTGCAACTCCTGCACTACCTGGTGAATTTGTTGCACCAGATAGTGAATTATTTGCACTACCCCCTAGTGAATCTCCTGCACCATCAAGATGAAGAAGATAGATATTACTTGAGTTACCTTTTTCACCTTTCCGGGTGACTTTTTTTACCAGCCCGGACTCACAGAGGGCCGCAATATGATTCATCACAGAACGTTTGCTAATCTCGCACTGATCAGCGATATGCTGATAGCTGGGCCAGCACTCGCCCTGATCGCTGGCATTATCAGCCAGCTTGATCAGAACCAGTTTTCGCAATGGATTACCCACTCGAATTTTCATCGCTTTAACCATCAGCTCCATACTCATGCTGCACCTCCGAGATGCTTCATGTTTTTTCCGGAGCGAAACGCTATAAGCGGCATACTGACGCGGTAACTACGGCCCAGCGGTTCACAAATCACCTTCTGACATTCACGGTCAACCAGGCTAACACGTAGAACATGCCCTGCAGGTGTGGTGTACCACTGACCCGGACGAGGACAACGGAAAGTCTGATTGGTAAACCGTTTGAAAATATTCCGGATCATTTGCGCCCCCTTACCTCTGAAGGGTTCAGCGACAAATTTATGAGGCAGGCCAGTGCCGAAGCATCATTAATATAGTCATACAAGCTAACAGCCAGCGGAGATTCGGCTTTTGCCAACATAGGATAAAGCTGCTGCAGCCAGACCTGATGAATTGATGAAATGTAGGAATAGAGAACGCTGGCGTTATGTGCAACGTCGCTCAGTACAGAGGGATTTGAAAGCTGTTTCTCCATCTGGTTAAAGGCATTGATGTATGCCTCTTTGAACTGGGCAGCACGTTTACCCATGAAACCCATAGCAAGAAACGCAAAGCCGTCGCGGGTTATTTGGTAGCAAGGAAGTTTGCGACCTGTGCAATCAGTGTAATCACTCACCGAAAAATTGCGGGCAGTGAATGATGCTGAGCATTCAAGCGTGCGGATCTTTTTCAGTACATCGCCATGACGTTTGGAGAAGAAGTTGGCAACAGCCAGGGATGAAGTAACAGCCTGACCATCAACGATGGCAATTTCAGGTTGAGTGAGGGTTGGGATCGTAGCCATGATGGCAGCCTCCGATAACAGTGAATTACCTTCACCACCGGAAACGCCAATTTCGCTGGTGGTGAACTGAACGGGGTTGGCGTAACCGGCGTTATCGGAAACCGGCGCACCTTTCGGTGCCCCCGTCCAGCCCACCATAATTTGGGTGTGCACAGACGCAGACGATAAAAAAGACGCTGGCGCGTCATATATCGCCGATAACATTTCCAGGACGCCAATCCCGGCACCCGCTTTATAAGGTGCCTGAACAGTGTAACGTCCCGGAATGGCAGAATCAATGTGCTGGTGGTCCTTCACACTCAACAAAATCACGCCTGAATTTCCACAAAGGACTAAAGCACTCATGCGGGTAGTCTTTGCGAAGATAGATAACGCGCTGTGTTTCTGGCTCCCAACGAATAACATGGACATAAAGCCCTCTTCCATCACGAAACCAGCGGTTAAGTTCCTGCACAACTCGCCCCCCACAGTCAGGTAAAGTTCTCTGTGGTTACTTACAGCCAGGTGATTTGGTAATCTGCATTCATGCCGTAACAACAGGTGTTCAGCGACACTGACCACCAGCTGTTGCGACAAACGGTTATTTGCCGTTAAACTGTTCATGCGTTAGTTTCTCCACAGACACAAAACGCCACGACGCCCGGAGCTGCACACTCGCGGGCGTCACTCTTTTCTGGAGCGCAAAAGATTTTGTAGACCAGTGCTGCATGCTCCTGGAGCTTCGAAATTGACAGATACAACTCATCATTAATTGCTGTCTGCTCGTGTGGCTCCACTACCCCATCTTCGATTGCCGAACGAATCTGCTTTGAGTAACTCCCGATCTGTTCGATGACTTCCAGCAGGCGCTGGTTTATATCGGCGTTCTCTACTTCCTCAATTTCAGGAAGCGATACAAACACCCCACCAGCAGACTGTGCGACAGCATCCGCAATGTAGTGAGTGCCAGCCGCGCGCTGTAAAATCATTGCCCATCCCAGCGGGAAAATCTGATCGCCATCTGCACGAAGGCGGTTGAATAAAGCGTTCTCTGTTACATCCAGCCACTCAGCAGCTTCAGCGTACCCCCCCGGCAACGCCGCGATAGTTTTTCTGACAGCTTTCACGTACCACTCAGGCTGTTTTTCTACTTTCCAGTGATGCTTACCCACGGTTAGCCTCATCGTTCTGTGGTTAAAAATTGAAGGTGTTCTGTTAATCTTTCGGATAGATATCCGGTCTTAAGTCAGATTTCGTAATTGCACCTGACGTGCATTGCTCAAGTTTTTTAGCCAGCACAAAACTGGCTTTTTTATAACCATTGAAAACCAGCCGTAAGTAGCCTGGTGTTGAGCCAACTTTTCCGGCCAACTCGCCCTGCTGTTCTTTGGTTAAAGAGTCCCAATACGCTTTCATACAATATGTACCTCCGATATACATATTACATGATTGAGATGAACCTTCAAGATACTTGTACCCTATCGGTACAAAGGTTTTAATTTCGTTATGAAAACAGTCCATGACATCCGGCGGTCTAACGCCAGAAAACTGAGAGATGGTGTTGGCGGGAATTCTTCCTTTGCCACCATGATTGATCGCGAGCCAACCCAGACCAGCAGGTTTATGGGAGATGGTGCTACTAAAAATATCGGTGACAGCATGGCACGGCACATCGAAAAATGTTTCGACCTGCCTGTCGGATGGCTTGATCAAGAACACCAGACAACAAACATCACAAAAAAACCTGATGTTTCAATTACTAACAAACAAATAACGTTAGTCCCTGTCATATCATGGGTACAGGCCGGAGCATGGAAAGAAGTTGGCTATTCTGAGGTTGATTTGAGCACAGCAGAAACTTATCCCTGCCCTGTACCCTGTGGCGAAATGACTTATATCTTGCGGGTGATTGGTGATTCAATGATTGATGAGTACCGCCCAGGAGACATGATTTTTGTAGATCCTGAAGTCCCTGCCTGCCACGGTGACGACGTTATTGCATTGATGCACGATACGGGCGAAACCACCTTTAAGCGGTTGATAGAAGATGGAACACAGCGTTACCTCAAAGCATTAAACCCAAACTGGCCTGAACCTTACATTAAGATCAACGGTAATTGCTCTATAATTGGTACAGTAATTTTCTCAGGAAAACCAAGAAGATACAAAATAAAGGCCTAATCAATATTTATAACCTGCTTCGGCAGGTTTTTTTATACTTGACAATGTACCCTTGAGATACATAATGTATCTAAAAGAAACATGCCACAGGCAAGATTAAACAAAATTTGGTTGTAACACGGCGTATGGCACATGCGTCGTTAGCGGTCTGGGGACGTTAAAGGGGACAATCCACTCCTTGCTCGGGCAAACAAACCAGGTAGCCGGAATGTGCAAGTCAATGAGGATGCTGATAAGACGCCTAACCAGCGTGGCGATTCGGTTTGACGCCTGGGAAGAGACCAGGGTGCAACGATGAGGGCATTTATGGAACCGCGACAAAGTGTGGTGCCGTAACAGGCTAAGTGCTCTCAGCGTTGTGGTGAATGCGCAGGCTGATGCGCGAAAGACATTGCAGCTATTGCGGAAAAGAGCTGTTCGGCGGGGCAATTAAACGCCCGTGAGAGTCTGAAATAACCGCAAGCCGGAGATCAGCACCGGTCACCACAACAGCCACTGCTTTGGCGGTACCAGTTTGTACACTTACTTCCGGCTGGTACCGCTCTTTTTACAAAACAGAGAAGAGCATCACCGGACGACGGGCTCATAACCCAATCCATCCGTGCGGCAGTCACCGCAGGTGTTCTTCTCTGTTTTGTGGAGAAACCAACCGACCTTGCAGGGTCGATATGATGAGGAGCAGCAAAATGGCTAGCGAACGCAGTACTGATGTGCAGGCATTTATCGGGGAGCTGGACGGCGGCGTATTTGAAACCAAAATCGGCGCAGTTCTCAGTGAAGTCGCTTCCGGTGTGATGAACACGAAAACCAAAGGTAAGGTCTCGCTCAACCTAGAAATCGAACCGTTTGATGAGAACCGTGTGAAAATCAAACACAAACTCTCATATGTTCGCCCGACTAACCGCGGGAAAATTTCCGAAGAAGACACCACCGAAACGCCGATGTATGTCAATCGCGGTGGTCGCCTGACTATTCTGCAGGAAGACCAGGGACAATTACTGACTCTTGCCGGTGAACCTGACGGAAAACTCCGCGCAGCAGGTCATTAATATCGTTCTTAATTAACTGATTATTTATCTCATCACTGAATATCTTTATATAGTGAGGACTTATTATGTCTCAGAACTTAGACGCAACCGCAATTAATCAAATCCATGCCCTTATTTCTGCTCAGGGTGTTAATGAAATTATCAGTAAGATTGGTGCCGATGCTGTGGCATTGCCTGAGAATTTCCGCATTCATGATCTGGAAAAATTTAATTTAAATCGCTTCCGTTTCCGTGGTGCGCTTTCCACTGCCAGCATCGATGACTTTACCCGTTATTCTAAAGATCTTGCAGATGAAGGCACCCGCTGCTTTATCGATGCCGATAATATGCGTGCCGTCAGTGTGCTTAACCTGGGTACTATTGATGAACCAGGTCACGCAGATAACACTGCCACTCTCAAACTGAAAAAGACAGCACCGTTCTCTGCTCTGTTGTCTGTTAATGGCGAGCGTAACTCCCAGAAGTCACTGGCAGAATGGATCGAAGACTGGGCCGACTACCTTGTAGGCTTTGATGCTAATGGTGACACCATTCAGGCAACAAAAGCGGCTGCGGCAGTCCGTAAAATCACGATTGAAGCAAACCAGACCGCTGATTTTGAAGATAATGACTTCAGCGGCAAACGCTCCCTGATGGAGTCTGTCGAAGCGAAGACCAAAGACATTATGCCAGTGGCATTTGAATTTAAATGCGTTCCGTTTGAAGGCCTGAAAGAACGTCCGTTTAAATTACGCCTCAGCATTATCACTGGCGATCGTCCTGTACTGGTTCTGCGCATTATTCAGCTGGAAGCAGTCCAGGAAGAAATGGCTAACGAATTTCGTGATCTGCTTGTTGAGAAATTCAAGGACAGCAAAGTAGAAACCTTTATTGGTACTTTCACCGCCTGATTTCATTACTGCAAATGCCCCTGCGGGGGCATTTATGGAAACGTAATTGACTCAATAATCGCCGGATGGTGAGGGCTTCCTTTTACCCGAGCTCAGCGCAGTGCAGCGCATATACGTGGAGAACAAAATGTCATTTATTAAAACTTTTTCCGGGAAGCATTTTTATTATGACAGGATAAATAAAGACAACATCGATATTAACGATATCGCAGTTTCCCTTTCAAATATCTGTCGCTTTGCAGGACATCTTTCACACTTCTACAGTGTCGCCCAGCATGCGGTGCTTTGCAGCCAGCTGGTGCCGCAAGAATTTGCTTTTGAAGCGTTAATGCATGATGCAACAGAAGCATATTGCCAGGACATCCCCGCGCCACTGAAACGACTTCTTCCTGACTATAAACGGATGGAAGAAAAAATAGACGCCGTAATCCGTGAGAAATACGGGTTACCTCCTGTTATGAGCACGCCAGTGAAATATGCCGATCTCATTATGCTGGCAACCGAACGCCGTGATCTCGGGCTTGATGATGGCTCTTTCTGGCCTGTTCTGGAAGGTATCCCGGCAACAGAGATGTTCAAAGTTATTCCACTGTCGCCAGGCCATGCCTACGGGATGTTTATGGAACGTTTTAACGAGTTATCGGAGTTACGCAAATGCGCATGAATGTTTTCGAAATGGAAGGGTTTCTTCGCGGGAAATGTGTACCGCGAGATCTGAAAGTGAATGAAACAAATGCTGAGTACCTGGTACGTAAATTCGATGCGCTTGAAGCTAAATGTGCGGCACTGGAAAACAAAATAATACCAGTGTCAGCTGAACTGCCGCCAGCAAATGAAAGTGTTCTGTTATTTGATGCTAACGGAGAAGGCTGGCTAATTGGCTGGCGTTCTCTCTGGTACACCTGGGGACAAAAAGAAACCGGAGAATGGCAGTGGACATTTCAGGTCGGGGACCTTGAAAACGTCAATATCACTCACTGGGCAGTAATGCCGAAAGCACCGGAGAATAAGAAATGAGCGTGATAAAAACTCATACGGGAATTGTTATCACCCGAGACGGTCCGCAGGTAAAAAAACTGCACCAGACAAAGCGGATGTGGGTCGTCGGAAAAAACGAGTTTTACCACAAAGAAAACGGACGCCGCCACTTTGCAGAAAATACTCGCCGCCGACTGCTGATCGATACCATCAAGCCTATCGAGGTGAAGCATATTTAAACAGAACGAAAAATCTATCGCTCAAATCGCTGAGTATATCCCGCGTGCGTGCCGGGGTATGCAGTTGCAGGAAGCCAAAGCACGCCTGGAGAAAAAAATTGCGCTCTATATCGATGACGGCTGTGATACTGCCGTTCTTAACGCGGCGTTCGCGCCAGCTCTTAACAGTCATACGCGAGAGTCTTTTTTTTCGTGCATCGCAGCGCAGATCCGCAAAGGAGGCAGCCAGTGAGTAGGTTCGTAAGGTTACAGATACGTATATCTGAATAATTAAATTCAGTTCTGTAAATAAAATTTAATCCTTAACCGGAGGGATTCCTGCACCCTCAGAACATCAGGAGACCGCCCGAAAGGGCGGTAATGAAAAATGGCTGAATTAACCAAATGGCTACAAAACACGATTACCGGAATTGAAACGGTAGTAGACGATAAATCGTTTGTATGTGATGAAATAGTATTCAAAATCGATGTGGTTAAAAACGTACTTACCGCATTTAAAGTCGCGCTGGCATCGCTGGAAGCCGAACCGGTGACATGGCGATATCGCTACGTGAGAAAAGGCGTTACGAACTTTCAGGAGAAGCCGTGGGTTGGTGACTGGAAATATGTACCGACAAAAGAGGATTGCAACGACAGGCCGAACTATGAAATTCAGGCGTTATTCACGGCCCAGCCTGTGCCACTGACACCCGAAGGATTGATTAAAGCGGTGCGCTTCTATGAACAGGTTAAGAGTGAAAATCCGCCAGTCGAAACCGGAGCATGGAAAGACGCTGTTGACTGGGTGCTCAAAGAGGCTTGTCAGGCTGTAAACATTGGCATCAAAGGAGAGTGAGATGAACGGACAAATATCAATTGTTCGACCGGGAGCATGTGACGATCGCGAGATACGAATGATTATTCGTCTGGCGATGGGGAAAACAATAACAGCTCTCATTACTCCTGAAAATCTCGCATTAGCATTAACAGGAAAGTCAGACTTGCCAGTAGAGCTAAAGCTGCGAAATGTTGAGATTAAGGTGAAATAGTTATGAATACTCTTACCAAAGAATGGTTACAGAACACGATTACCAGCATTGAGTCAGCACGGGATGAAATACCGTTCGGACTCGATGAAGATCAAAACAACATGCTTACCGCATTAAAAATTGCACTGGCATCACTGGCAGCAGTATCGGATGAACGAGCAGCCTATGAATTATTTATGGAGAAGCGTTTCGGGGAATCTGTAGATCGCCGTAGGGCAAAAAATGGCGATAGAGAATACATGGCATGGGATATGGCGCTTGGCTGGATTATCTGGTGTCACCGCGCCTCCATGCTTCAGGGTAGCCAACCTGTAAGCCAAACTTACAACTTGCCAGAATTAATCGAAGGCATGGAAGTTTCCATTGATGTAAGCACTTGTGATGCTGATTTAGGTAATCGCTATTTCGGCACCGTCACCGAGGCGTTAGAACTTGATACTGCCAAGAATGGTTACATCCTCCTGGTTCAGGACGCAGAGCCAAACTTCGATATAAATGGCAACTCTCCGGTAATTCCGGATGGTTTATCCACGGTATGCGCTGAGGCTTATCAGGTTGTAGGAGTTATGGCAGATGCGCTTGGTGTATTCGGTGATGCAGCAGTACAGAAAGTTCTGGATAACCTGTCACAGCAAAAACTTGTTCACAGAGATGTGCTGCCGTTCTCGCTTCCGGTAACTCCGGATGGTTGGATAAGCTGTAGTGAGCGAATGCCGGAAAAGGGCCAGAACGTGCTCATTTCGGTGAATTTCGATAGCTCTCTGGTTGAACCGCTAATATGCTCCGCACGCTATACCGGAAGCACTTTTCGGCGCGGAGATGCAACGATTAAGCCGGGTAATGGTATTGAGCAAGCAACTCACTGGATGCCGCTACCGGAACCGCCGCAGGAGGTGAAGTGATGAACAACTTAATGATCGACCTTGAGACGATGGGGAAAAATAAGGATGCACCGATCGTTTCCATTGGCGCGGTGTTCTTCACTCCAGAAACCGGAGACATCGGACAAGAATTTTATGCGGTTGTCAGCCTGGACAGTGCTATGGAGCAAGGGGCCACACCTGACGGCGATACCATCCTGTGGTGGTTGAAACAAAGCCCTGAAGCACGAGCTGCAATCTGTATTGATGATACTTTGTCGATCAGCGATGCACTCTCTGAACTGAGCCATTTCATTAATCGGCACGCAGACAATACGAAATATTTAAAAGTTTGGGGTAACGGGGCCACCTTCGACAACGTAATTTTACGCGGAGCTTATGAACGAGCAGGACAAATCTGCCCATGGGCGTACTGGAATGATCACGATGTACGCACGATCGTTACGCTTGGGCGTTCCATCGGATTCGACCCCAAAATGGACATGCCTTTCGATGGCGAACGGCACAACGCCCTGGCTGATGCTCGTCATCAGGCAAAATATGTTTCAGCTATCTGGCAGAAATTAATTCCTGCCACCAGCACAGAATTATGATTTTCCCGGGTGCAGCCGGTTTTGATGGAGAAAATTATGAACACCTTGTTTTTACTGATGGCTGAATTCAATACCCCAAATATTGAACTCTCAGCAGTTAGCCAAAAGTACTTTGGTATGAGTCCAGCCACGGCAGAAGCAAAAGCAAACGCTTGTAAGTTGCCCGTTCCAACATATCGCATCGGCACATCACAAAAAGCAAAACGTTGCATCAATATTCAAGATCTTGCGGAATACATAGACAAAAGGCGAGAAGAAGGACGTATCGAGTGGGAACAGGTCAGAACAGTCAAACAGAAGGGCAAAGAACATCACTAAAGAAAAAACCCGCCTGAAGGCGGGTTTTCAAAAAGCACCAGCTATGATCATGCTGCTTTGCGACGACGAAGCTTACCCTGCTGCTCTTTACCAGAGACAGTAGCGTGAGTGAACGCATTAGGAGCAGCCTTCATCAGAACTTCAACAGCAGCACCCATACCTGCGAATGCTTTCATTGTGTCGAACTTAACCTGTGGCTTGGTTGCTTTTTGATCTTCCATAGAAAACTCCAGAAGTTATACCGAAACAATTCCTGTTGTTTACTCATCATCAATAGATGATACGCAATATTTATTTTTAAATTTAAGGTTCTTTGGCGTAACTTCATCAGATATATCAAAACCGTCCAGAATTCTATTGAATGTAGCTTCTGGCATATCATCATGAACAGAAATCTCACCCGATTGCTGCTTTCTAACCATGTTATCCACTCGCCAAATTATAGCTTCAGCGTAAACAACATAACTTGGATGCTTGATAAAGCGATGATCACCTGAATTCAAGACGCAAGACGGATCGTGGGGAACCCCATCCTTGATACTAGAAATATTAACAACTAAAACACAATAACAATCGTTAACGGGGTAATAAACAGGATCATTACAAATCACATGAAGATGATTGCATGGCCCAGTTGGGGCAAGCACAGTTCCTTTCCTGTATGGCTGATAATCCGTCATGATAATTGCAAAGAAAATTCCTTAAGTTTCTGAGATTCTTCCATTTTGCCAATTATGCGATTAGCCTCATCCTCGCTTTTACCCTCACTGATCAGCATTTCTTTCAGGTCTATAGGCTTACGAGAATTGCCAGGATTGTGCCACTCTGGACAAACGCTTTCTAAATGCGTCATGTTTGCGAGATCAAATCGGTTCATATGCCCATACAGAGAATAGATTTCATCTAAAATCCGGATATCTGCACGGCTCAACTCATCAAAGACCTCGTCTGCATCCATTTCCCTCGGATCTGAACGCAACAACACATCATGCCCGTTCGTCTCTATCAAGTTGTACCAGTAGTCACCAATGCCTTCAGCCTTACCACGAATCAAGTTCAGCGTATTCGACATGACTGGACCAAATTTCATAGAGTAAAGGCTATCTTCGCCGATCATCCTGCCATGCTTCAAAATCGACTTGCGGTTAGACAGATAGAGCAGCTTCATCAATTTCAGATATGCCATGCGCCCACCTCGCTTAAGAAGTAGGTATGCAGCCATTTGAGCTACTTTTTCTTCGCAAAACAT